GGCTACTAAGTGTGTGGCTTCTCTTAACAGATGCGGTAACGTTCCTCCTTCACCTACTCCGCTAAACCGGTATAAATATAATTTAAATATGAATCTATTTACGACACTAGATTTAACGGCCGTGAAGGTAGTGGAAGAGTCAGCCAGTAAGGTTTCTCCAACCACGATTGATAAAGTCTTGGCCGCAAACTTTTATAATAATTATGTTATAGATCCAAAAGGCCAATTATTCGGAAATACACGGTGCGGTTATAAAAATTTTTTGTTTTATTTAAAAAATAACAAGAATTAAAATACTTTCTCATTATATAACAAGAAAATGAGTGACCTGAATTTAAATAGTACGAAAGGAATAATTTATATTGTCCTTATTATAGTGGCGTGTTTAGTTGGGCTGTGGGGTTTGAATAAGCTTTCAAATATGTATTCGTCGAGTAAGAGAACACGGATAGAGGTATTGAATGATACAGCAAGTAAAATGAGTAAAGGAGGAAGACCTCGTAAACATAAACGTCAAAGAAAATAAATCTTTATCCAATCTCTTCACTATGTTTGATTTATTTGAAAGAAAACGCGGTGTAATTTAGGTGATACAAGAAAATAAAATATTATAATATATATATAACATATTATGGCATTCTATGTGGATACTGAAGAAGGAGTTCGCAATAAAATTCTAGCGGCCCAAACAACCGAACCGGCAAATCGCACAAGATTAGGTTCGGTTGGATTTAAAAACGCACGAGAAGCTGAAAAAGAAAAAATAAAAGCATTTTTCAAGAACAACAATTACGTTCAACTTATTCCAAATCAGGACAAATTTAAAAAAGAAAGTGCTTATTATATCATTGAGAATGGAGGGGCGGACAATTTTGAACATTTGCGTCCTAAAAAAAAGATATGTACGTCAGATATATCAGCCGATGGACAAAGTTGCAAGTTGTGTGACCCTACAACAGGATTCTTTTCAACGGGTTGTTACATGGAGAAAAAAGTAAACTTAAGTAAAGATGAAATTTGGGAAAAAAGAGGATACTTTGGAAAAAGCGCTTCAAAATGGGAACAACCTAAAAATTACAAAAACACTCTGGATACTACTGAACCCGCTATAGGTACTGAACCCGCTATAGGTACTGAACAAGCCGGAGGACAAAAATCTAGAACAAGAAGAAAAAGAAACTCGGCTCGAAAAAGTAGAAAACACCGAAAGAACTCTAGAAACCACAGAAAGAACTCTAGAAAACAAAGAAAATCACGAGTGAGATAAAATACGTTTATTTCAAACATGGGAAACACCGTGATGTCAAAGAAAATAAATCTTTATCCCATATTATACATATATAATATGGAAAAAAAAGGCAGTTTTATCAATTTGACCTCGGTACATGACATATTAAGAAATAGCCAACGAAATCTTAAAAATATCGTGTTGAGCACGGAGGAGGAAGGGGTCGATACGAGTGATGCGTTTGCGTCTCAGTATGTAGTCGATGAGGGCAGTGATTTAGACGATAGCGATAGCGATTTACCTGCCGCTGAGGCTGGTTCTCTGGAGGATGTGGTTACGATTCCAGTTAATGTTGGGGACGGTCATGCTCCTAGCAAGGTGAAGTACAATCGTTTAAAGTACAAAGACGTGGAAACCAAAATTGACATGAATTACTTTGACAAACAGCACAAGTACTCGAATTCATTAGACATATTAGCTAGCTACTTAAAAGGCCAAAAAATCATTTACATGGAATCCAAATACTATTCTGAAACCCAACTCAATCAGTTGATGATGCCGGCCATTCTTCTTTCTACGACGGCTACGGTTCTGGGTTCCGTCACGAATTTTTTTACTTGGGGTGCCATTTTGATTTCCGCAGTTAACGGAGTGATTTCTTTTTTGTTGGCCTTGGTGAATTACCTTAAATTGGACGCAAGGGCAGAAGCACATAAAATCTCCGCACACCAATACGATAAACTTCAAACTACCGTAGAATTCACGTCAGGAGCAATTCTACTGTTGCCCGCCGAGGCCTTTTTGTCCACCCAGCCAAACTCGACCGCGGGCTCGGATAAAAAGTCTACCGTGGAAGATAAATTAATTGCTACCTTGGACGCGGTTGAAAAGAAAATCGCCGAAATTAAAGAGACCAACCAATTTATTGTACCTCGTACAATACGGTTACGGTACCCAATCATTTATAACACCAATGTTTTTTCCATAATAAAAAAAATTGAAGATAAGAAGAAACGTGCGATAACGAATTTGAAAAACATAAAGAATGAAATTCGGTTTTACAATAAAATACAGGAAGCCAATTATAATTTGGATGCGACTCAGAAAAAACGGCTGGTTTCATTATTTAATTTAAAGAAGGATTATGTGAAGGAAATTTTGGTTTTAAAATCTTCTTTTTCCATTGTAGACCAGATGTTTCTACAAGAAATCGAGAATGCCGAGATTATCAAGTCAAGTTGGTTTCGCGATTACTTTTTATGGAAAGGTAGTATTACTTTAAAAGAGCCCGAGACATTGAACAAATTTATTAGTGGAATCATGGATCCTTTTAAAGATAAGGAAGAAGACGATATTATAAGAAAAGAAGAAGAGGCCAAACAAGAGTATTTGAGGGAGAAGAAGTTGGAACAAGATAAAATACGAAAAGTGAAAAAGGAGAGAGAAGACAAACGAGATGCCGAACGGGAGCAAAGTATTAGGGATAGAAAGGATAAAAATATTGTTTGTTGGCCATTTTGTTATGCGGTGCCAGACCCGCAAAAGTTGGAAATAAAAGAGTGGAAAGAGTGGAAAGCAACCCAAACGAATAAACCAGCAAAAATAACAAGTGAAACCCAGACTGCCGCAGAAGAACACGTGTAACGAATCAAATTATTATTTTCGGTAAGGCGTGACAAACATTTTGTTCAAATCTCTTAAATTTTGAGTTTGAGAGACCGCAATGTGTTGAGTGTTGAATAGCAGTTTTTTGGACTTTACCCGTGCGATTTGTTGCTGGTTATGTAAGTATTTGAGATATTCCGCACGGGTGGGCGGTTTGTTTTGAATGGGAGCCGCATTCGGTTCTAGATAATCCTTAAAATACTTATTATGAATATAACTATTTTGTACTGGAGTATGAGGCGACGCCGTTGCGGTTGTTGGAGGATGAGGAGTAGTTGGATTGGCAAACTGAAGAACTCCTTTATGAACCGTCATATTTAAAGAAGAGAGAATATCATCGTACGACACTTTTTTGGAAGTTTTCTTGTTCACTGCGGGTTCTGCGGAACCTGACGACCAATAGTTCTGATAATGCTCCTGCGGCAATTCTTCTACCTTAAGCTCCATATTTTATATGTTGTTAATATTTTAATATTCATAAATATAACCCTTTGGGATTATTAGAAACAGTTTAAAATACTTAAAAGACCAAATTAAGTATTTTAAACTGTTTTCTCTCCAGTTTTTAATAATCAAATGCTTTCCAAATGTTTGTTATAATATTGTTTGCGTCAATGTCACAAAACAAATAAACGGTATTAAAGTCCATAAAACATGCTTCTTTTCCTGCTACTAACATTTCTATTTTGACTTTGGACCATTGATTCAATTGTTTTTTAGCGTCATTCAATTCTAATCCTATGAAACACTCCGGGTAAGTTTGAAGTGAAATAGTGGACAACATGTTTTCTAAATATTATAATTCTACTTTAATATTTTGTAAAATATTAAATTTATATATAACTTACACACAAAAAACAAAAATAAAATAAAGACCTTTATCAAATAAGTATTTCAAAATATATGATACAAATAAAAAGTAAAGGTTTCATTAAACAGAATAATAATAATCACGTAGAAGGTATGAAATGGAATGCGGATTATGATGGGCACGAGGCGAATATACAACTCGACGTTAACAAGAATGGCCACGTTCAACATCGCAAAATACAACTACATAATAAACAACTTGGTACTTTAGCCAAGTTGCTCTCCGTCCCATCGGTGAATAAACCTTTGGAAAAACGATTATTGGATGATTATGATGATGATGCCGAGGAGGGAACCATGTTTCAGAATTACATTTCCACCCCTAGGAGAATGATGCGACGAAAACCGCCGCAAATCGTTCGCATTAAACTGGAACCTATGGATCAAGAACAAGAGTTTCTTGAGAACGAATATGAAGAAGAAGAAGACAATGAATATAACGATAACGACGAAGAGGATGAAGATAAAGCGGAGGAAGAGGACCCTCGGCAACAGATGATGATGATGGAACAATTACTTAACGAAACTCAATCATCAAACAGGTCACACAAAAAAAAACCCAAGTACAAGAAATACCCAACTCACAAAGTTCGTTTCTCTCCTCGAAATTCTTCCAGAACAAAGAAACGAATTACGTTACGTGGTGGCAAAAAACAAAAACGCAATACACGCAGGCGTTTAAAAAGATAAAAAATTCATTATTATCCGCAAATATATTTTCTGATAATATAGGTTGAGATACCCAGACCAATAAGATTTGTATACAGAGGATATATTTTATTATTAAAACTCAGACTAAGGTTAGAATTACTAAAAAAACCCCACACCGTAATTACACTTAAAATGTCAAAAGTGGCATTTTTTATCAAACTATTTGTATCTAACATTTAATTATTATATCTACCATACAAGTTTTAAGTTAATTTATTTTATACTAGGACATGTCAGTAAATCCGTATATTTCTGGTCAACGAATTATATCTTTTCCCACAGAAGAATTAGAGAAAAAAGAAAAAGACGCGGAGGAAGAAGACAATTCGTATGACATTGTCAAACGATTACATGAGAGCATTTACGCAAATGATTTTCAAGTATTTAAAGAAATATTTGAAAATGAATACATCGGAAACCCAACCGTCACGGATTATTTTAAGTACGACGAAGAAGAGCACAACTGGTGGTGGTCGAGATACCCATTGTGTACTTGCGCGGAAACGGAGCCCACAAGAATTCACCGAATGTTAAACGTATCGCCGTGTAATTGTTCCCACGGAAAACGCTACTTGGCGTACTTGAGAGCTTACTCGGCGACGATTTTCGAAACTCATTCGACGATCACGTATGATTTGTTTACCAAGAATGGCAAGAAGAAACCATTCCCTACAGTCAGCGACATACAAGTTTATTTGGCCGAGTCGGGTCCCATTTTTTATGAATATACGCACTTAGTTTATGAAAAATAAATGATGATAAATTATGATAAATGATGATAAATTATGATAAATTACGATAAATTATAAAATGCTGAGACAATACCAGCGACACCATTTACTGCAGCAACATAACTAGAGGGAACAAAACCTTTAGTCCCACCGTTTGCGGTTACAATTAAATTAGCAGATGTTGACGAAGAAGTACACAAAAGAACAACTCCACCACCACCACCACCTCCAGCACCTCCGCCAGGTCCATCACCGCCAGCACCACCATTAGCTGTAATATTTAACGTAGAATTAAGAATAAACTTATGGACAAAAATTGCTATAGCACCACCACCACC